TCACGGCGAACAAATGATTAAGTTTTGCGAGGAAATCGGTTACACCCTCCTTCCTTGGCAGCAATGGTTGGCCCATCACTCGCTGAAATACAAGCCGGATGGTCGATGGGCGCACCCAGTTGTTACCCTTTTGTGCGCACGTCAGCAAGGCAAATCGACCTTTATGGCGCTCCAAATCTTGTTCAGAATCTACGTTCTCAAAGAGAAATTACAGGTTCATACGGCGCACAAACTTACAACGAGCGCCGAATTGTTTTATAAAATCTACGGAATTATCGAGCAGACTCCCCGACTAGCCGCCGAATTTACTAAGAAGCTGGAAAGTAAAGGATTTCAAGAATTGCAATTTACGGAAGGTCGCCGATATATCGTCCGAGCCAACAACTCAGCCGGTCGAGGCATTGCGGCTCCAGAAACTATTCATTTAGACGAAGCTCGCGAATACAAAGACGAGGACGTTTGGTCTGCCTTGCGATATACCCAGATGGCTAGCCCAAATCCTCAAATATGGGTTTATTCAAATGCCGGAGATCAGCACTCAATAGTCTTAAACAAATTACGCGAACGAGCCTATGCTGCCATTCACGGCGGCTCTGATGACATTGGTTGGTTCGAATGGTCTGCTCCTAGTGGCATTAAATTCGATAACTCATCAGATTTCTGGCTCGGTGTCTGCCAAGCTAATCCGTCACTTGGCTACACAGTTCACCCTGACAATATCCGCGCCGTGTTGTCAGACCCCGAAGATATTGTGCGCACAGAAGTTTTATGCCAATGGGTTGATACCATCAATCCAGTCATTAACCCTTCTCAATGGGAATCTTGTCGAGTCGAGGGTCTCAGACTTGATCCTGAGAAGGACACTTGGCTGGCTATTGATCTCAGTCCGGATAGGAAGCAAGCGGCGCTAGTCGCTAGTCAGAAACTTGAGGGAGATCAGTTCCAAGTTATTCTTCTGCAGACTTGGCACAATCCGTCTAATCTCGACGACAAGTCTCTGGCTAACGATTTAGCCGATTGGGTGCGTAAGTATCCAGTCCAACTTGTTGCCTATTCAGCGAGAACCGCTTCAGCCGTTGCTGCGCGATTAGCACCGGCAGGAATCCGAACTGAGCCGATAGATGGTCTCGACTACGCCCAAAGCTGTGATGAGTTACTGGGAGCAATCTCATCTCAGCGGTTAGTTCACTCGGGACAAGATCAACTGACTAAACAATGCCTATCCGCTGTCAAGTTGCCTTTCGGTGATGGCGGATGGGTAATGGGCCGCAAAGTCTCAAATGCAATTATCTGTGGAGCAATCGCCGCTGCTTTAGCCACTCATTACGCCACTCAATCAAATGATGGTGCGGATATAGTAATTCTGTAGCACAGACCCTTTACAATAAAGGCTCAATGGGTGCTATCAGAGATTTCTTCTTTCCACAAGTAACTGCGCAAACACCGCAAAAGGTCAGCGACGTTACCGCCGCACTAACTCCCGTTCAAATTAGCGATTCCGTCTATAACATTCTGGGCGGCGCTACAAATACAACTCGCCAATTGGCTATGAGTGTTCCATCAGTTGCTCGCGCTAGAAATATTATCTGCGGAACTATCGGCTCGCTACCTCTCACAACTTTCAATCGCATCACTGGACAATATGTAGATCCACACCGCGTTATCAATCAACCTGATCCTCGCGTTGCTGGCTTCGTAATCTATAACTGGCTCGCGGAGGATATTTGGTTATATGGCGTCGGCTATGGACAAATTTTGGAAATGTATTCAACAACCGATGGTGGTCGCGTAAGAGCCTGGACTCGCGTTAGCCCTGAGCGCGTTACAGTTGATACAGATTTCCGCAATACAGTAATTGAGTCATACAAAGTTGATGGAATGGCAGTCCCGAATTCTGGAGTCGGTTCACTTATTCGTTTTGATGGCCCAGATGAAGGCTTGTTGCATCGCGCTGGCAAAACAATCAGCGCAGCTGTATATCTTGAGAACGCAGCAGTTAATTACGCCAAAGAACCTAACCCTTCAATGATTCTTAAGAGCAATGGCACAAACTTAACTGCTGAAAGAGTTTCATCGCTTCTCAGCGCTTGGCGCACAGCTCGTCAATCTCGCTCAACGGCTTTTCTTAATGCAGATGTTGATTTGAAAGAATTTGGTTTTGATCCAAAATCATTACAACTTGCCGAAGCTCGTCAATATGTGGCTTTAGAATTGGCTCGGGCTTGCGGTATCCCAGCCTACTTCTTGAGCGCCGAAACGACTTCGATGACTTATTCCAACGCTGTGTCTGAGCGGCGCTCACTAGTTGATTTCTCACTTCGCCCAATCTTGAAGGCAATTGAGGAACGCCTATCACTTGCGGACTTCGTTCCAAATCCTGTGATGGTGCGATTTGCACTTGACGATTTCCTACGCGGCAACGCTTTGGAACGCGCTCAAGTTTATGAGATTTTGAACCGCATCGGCGCGATGAGCATCGAGCAGATTCAGAGAGAGGAAGACTTAATCCCTAATGAAAATTAAGATGCCTATGGTCGTAACTGCGGCCGATACAGTAAAACGCACAATCAGCGGAACAATCGTTACTTGGAACGAACAGGGTAATACCTCTGTCGGGCCAACAGTTTTCGCAGCTGATTCAATTGAGATGAAGCCAGTCAAATTGCTCCTCGAGCACGATCGCACTCGTCCAATTGGAAAATTAATGAGCCACGAAGTAACTGCTAATGGCATTGTGGCTACATTTAAAATTGCTAACACAATGGCTGGCGAAGATGCGCTAGTTGAAGCAACTGAAGGATTGCGCGACGGATTTAGCGTCGGCGCACAGATTAACGAGTGGACAAATAACAAGGGCGTTATGCAAATTACGTCAGCTACTCTCGATGAAGTTTCCCTCGTAACTGATCCAGCAATTGACAGCGCTCGCGTCAGCGAAGTCGCTGCTTCCGAGAATGAAGCACCAAAAGAAGATTCTGCTCCGGCAACCGCTGAAGCAGACCAACCAACCGAAGGAGAACAAGTGTCTGACACTACCGTTCCTGCTCCTGCCGACGAAACGGTAGAAGCAGCTAAGGTTGAAGCCGCTGCGCCACGCCCAGCGTTCTTCACCACTCCTCGCCTTGAGTTCACAAAGGCGAAATATCTCGAGAACAGCGTTCGCGCAAAGCTCGGAGATGATGTTGCTCGTCAGTACGTTATGGCTGCCGACGACACCACAAGCAATAACGCAGGTCTCATCCCAACGCGTCAATTGACCGAAATCATCAATCCACTATCAAACGCAGATCGCCCAGCCGTTGATTCGGTATCTCGCGGCGTTCTACCAGATGCAGGAATGACTTTCGAGATTCCTAAAATTACCGCAGTCCCTACGGTCGGCGTTGAAGCTGAAGCAGCCGCAATTGACGAAACTGGGATGACCAACGAATATTTACAGGTCTCGGTGTCCAAGTATGCGGGCGGCCAGACATTTTCGGTGGAGCTCCTCGACAGATCTTGGAATGGCGTCTTTTTTGAAGAACTTGTACGCCAAATGGAGTACGCGTACGCAAAGGCAACAGATCAAGCAGTAGTTACTGGTCTAATTGCTGGCGGAACTGATGGCGGAAACCGCACTCTTGATGCTGCTGGACTTCTTGACTTCGTATCCGATGCTGGCGTTTCAATCTACTCAAACACTCTCGGATTTGCTCAAAACATTATCGCATCACCTCAGCAATGGGGCGCGATTCAGAACCTTGCTGATGCAGGACGTCCGATTTATCAGAACCTCATTGGCAATATGAACCAAGGAGGAAATCTCGGTGCTGGATCAGCAACCGGAAACCTTCTCGGCTTGAACTTCCGCGTTGATCGTAACCTCACAACAGGTTCAGGCGTTGGCGACAACACCATCATTGTTATCAACCCAGATTCTTACACTTGGTTCGAGTCCAGCCGATTCCGCCTACAAACAAACGTCGCACTCAACGGCCAAATCGAAGTTGCCTACTACGGCTACGGCGCATTGGCTACAAAGGTCGGCGCAGGTGCATACCGCTGGATGGTCGCGTAGTTAAATCCCTAAAAGTGACGGCCAGTCCGCTCCCGAGCTGGCCTGTCACCCTCTAGATCGAAAGGAAACGAGATGCCAACAATCGTCACAGCTGCAGAGCTAAGGACCATTCTTGGCGTCTCGTCCTCCCTTTATTCGGACGCATACTTGAGCGATATTGTGGATGCTAGTGAGAATCTAGTTCTTCCAATGCTCGTAACGTTCCAAAGCAAAATTAACAAAGTAGAATTAACAGATAACGTTGCTTATTTTCACACCGCAACAATTCACGAATTTACCGAAGGTCAATCGGTTGTCATCACAAGTGTCGGAGCGCCATTTAACGGCACTCACACAGTTACAGATGATTTAATTGGCCCCTATGTATTTACCGTCGCCATCACAAATGCTGACATACTGGAAAAGAACATTATCCCAGCCGGAAACGCTGCGCTCTCTGGCGCATCAACCTATGTCGGAAATGCTAACGTCGAAGCTGCAGTTCTGGCTATTTCTGTCGAAATCTTCCAAGCCCGAACCGCTGCCGGTGGATCCATCGAAGGAATGATTTCGCAGTAACACCTTACAGACTTTCCAAGAATCTTCTT